TACTTGCGAACAACTGAACCGATTGACTGGGCCAATCGCCGACGACTTGCACGCTCACCACGTCGCGGGGTGTAGCGGATTCCGCCAACGCTCGAACCTTCACGCGGGGCCTTTGCAGCACTGGCTGCCGTGATGCGATTCAGCGCCGACTTGATCGATTTGTCGAGCACCTTGCCGCGTAGCAGCATGGGAAGTTGCGACAAGATGGCGTCTGCTTCGGCAAAGCCTGAAAACGAGATTGCGCGAGTCGTCATAAAACGTCCTCCGCACAATCTAAGGCTAGCTTCTGCACTCGCCCGTTATCCTGGTCGACGTTTCGCACCGCTCGGATATTCAAGATGCGACCAGCGTTGACGCCGTATCGCACTCGCAATCGCATGGATGGCGTAATGTTCGGCAGGTATTGCAACTCGACAACGTGCGTTGCAGTGGCTTCGATTCCGCGGCCACGAAACGTCTCCGCTCCGACGACCATCGTGATATCGCACGGCACATCCTTGTACAGGTCCGTGCCGCTGTAGTCGGGCACCGGATCGCCGGCCGCTTCGCTACTGCGTTCAATGTCAACCATGTCGCGGAATCGTCCGGGCCTCATGGGTAGGTGCTCCGCATGAGTCCTTGAACGATTCGTTCGTAGGTCAACGGAATTTCGGTCGCAATCGTGCCCGTGACCACCGGCGTGCGTTGTTCAAACCAGTGACCAGCCAGCAACAAAATGGCCTGCTTCCATCGCATCGGAACCGCTGCCGCGTTGGTATAGCCTGCGGAGTACGTCACCGTGATTGCGTTGGGCTGACAGCGAATCGACGGAGTAGTCACGTTGTACGCATACCAAACAGTCGGTGACGCTCGGCGACGGTCTAGTGTGTAATTGCTGCTAGCCCACGTCTGCGTCGCGCCGTCGTTGTCTACATACGTGACGGAATCGATCGCCGTGATTGGTCGTTGCGACAACTGCAATCCGTCGTCGCATTCCCACCACTCGTCGAGCGAAACCGCCCACGTGCTGTCAATGCAGACGACGCCGCAATCAGACTCGAATTGCTCACGAGCCGCTTGGAGCAAGGCCACCATGTATTGATCGTGGGCCGTGTATGACGGCGCGATCTGCACATGGTGCTTGAGTTCAGCGACGCTTACCGGCTCGGTGGTTGGGTCCACCGTTCGCTGGGGCGTCATGGCTCGGAGTTCTTCGCTCATCGGTATCGATCGCCTTGGCAATCTGCCGTCGTTCCAATTCGACGAATACGCCGCGCGTCATTTCCGTGAAGCGGTGACCGACGGGCCAGCCGCTCCACGGTTTCAATAGTTCAACGATCATGACTAGACCCGGATGACCGACAAGCAACCCTTGGTGGTCGACGAGTAGCCATTGACGTTGCTCGGCGAAAGAATCGCCACGGCACTCATGTACGTTCCCACTGTGCCGTCACCCGCCGTCGCCGACACCTTGAAGTACCGTTTGCGGTTCGCCTTGCTGATCTCGAACACCACGAACTTGTTGTCGTCCGTCGCGCTCGGCAGCGTTCCGGTCGTGCCGTCGATGGTCGTTCCCGTCGCGGTCGCACCCGTGATGTCGGCGTACGATCCTCCGCTCGTGTCGCACTCTTGGATCTTGAGCGCGGCCATCGCGATATCGGTCGCACCGATATGGCAGATAATCGTGACGTACTCGGCACCTGCCGTGTCGATCGCCGTCGCAGTCCACGCGGCGTTGTCTTTGATGACCTGCGGGGCCACGGCTTCGGCGAACACCAGCCCCTGAATGTCTCGGAATCCCATGTCAAAAATCTCCGTGATTGGTTGTGACGTTCAGAGGTAGCGACTAGCTCGCAGCGGTCTTGAGCGCCACGACAGCGCCGGCAGCGTTGGCCGTTCCGCGACTGTGGAAGTACAGGTCAATACGCTGCGTCGCTTTCATGGCGGTCTGGCCTTCCAGCCACTTAACTTCCGTGGAGGTCTGAACCGTCATGCCGCGACGACGACCGAACAAGCACGCCATGTCGAGGTCGCCGAAGTAGGCGATGATCGTGCTCGCCTGATCCTGGTCGGTCGTCGGCATGAGTTCCGACCAGACTACCGGATAGCCGCGGAACATCGGCGTGAGTCCGTTGCCGAGGTCCATCGCGGTGTTACCGCCAGCCGCGTATTGCAGACGGGCCATCGACTGTTCCCAGCCGGCCTTCGAGATGTACCACTTCGGGCGAATGCCGCCGTAATTCGGCAACTTCGCCATGACCGAACCGAAGTGAACATTGGTCAGATCGGAGAAGGCAAGTTCTCCGGTCGCCGTGGTAACGATCGAACCGGCCGCGACGCCGTTTTTCAGGCCCGTGATGCCCTCGTAGGTGTCGGACGCATCGCCATTGAATAGCGTGTCGTCTTCCTTGTACGACATGGCGTAGGCCATTTCTCGCGTCAGGTCGTTTCCGAGTTGGATCGTGGCATCCTCGCTCAACTCGTCCGACCAGTACGTAAGTGCGTACATCTTCTTAGCGACGAGTCGATACTTGTTCCACACCTTGTCCGTGGCGGTCGCAAGGGCGGTCGCTTCCTTGCCCCAATACGCGGTCAGACCCGACACGCGATAGGGAAATTCCTGCGCGGCCGACGACATCGGCTTGGCCGTGACGTTGCCCGACAAAACGCCGTACTGCACCATCAATTCGATAACCGACGTTTCGAGAATTGTCGGCACAAAGATGCCGCCTTTGCTCGCGTCGCCTTCGCTGTGGGCGTTGCGGATGTTGTGCCCGTTGTTCGCCAGCCACTCGGTCGCCTTCTGGTTGCCGGTCAAAGCGGCCTTGAAGAACTGGCCCGCCGTGAAGGCGTGAAGTTCCTTGTCCGACCCCTTGAACGAATTGATGGCGCCGCTATGCCAGCGGGCTTCGGCCGGGATCGTGGGCCGATTCACCGGGTCGACTTCGTGCTGCACGCCGGCCGGCGCTCGCTTGGCCGCCTGCGCCTTGACTTCGTTGTCAAACGCTTCGGCGCGTGCGATGTCGTTTTTGAGCTTCGCGACGATACCGCTCTTGCCGTCTTCGCCGATGTTGGCGTTGACGACCGCCATTTCGTCGGCAGTCGGCTCGCGACTTTCCTTCTCGCAGAGTGCGTTCACGGCCGCGACTTCGTCGAGCTTCGCGGCCAACTGTTCTCGCAGCTTCGTGACGTTAAGCATGCAATCAACCCTCGATCTGTGCCGGGGTCAAATGCAATCGGGCATGACTCCCGGCGTTCTTGTGGAACACCTTGAGCCACGCCCCTAACGAGAAGCGAAGGCTATGTTTTGCGACGGAACCTAAAAAGGCTCCTCGTCGCTGCTGTCGTCAATCTGACACACTGAACGGCTGTACGTCAAGTGCAAGCGCGAGCAAATTTCAGCCGACGCTCGATGGCCGCCGCCTGGATGCGTGGCGAAACGGATGCCGCTGGCGAGAGAAGTTGCGAGGGAGTTTTCGCGAACTGACCTTCTCGCACGCATGCTTTGACTGCCAGGGGTTGGCCGATTTCGTCCGCAAATTTGCGGGCAACTGCCTCCTGTGCCGTCATCCATGTTTCGGCATCAACCCACGCTTTGATCTGCTCGCGCGTGTTTCCGGTGCGTGCCACGTATTGGTCGAGAATGCCTGTATCGACTTTGTCGAGCGTGTCGGCAATGTTGCGCAACTGAGACGCATCGCCGCTCGCGATCGTCCATGCGGGATGGATCATCATAAACGCATTCTCGGCAATCTTGATTTTGGGTGCAGCCATAGCGACTATCGTTGCCGCTGACGCAGCCAGAGAGTCGATGTGCGCCGTAACGCCACCGGAATACCTCGCCAAAAGCGTGTACATGGCCTGCGCTTCGGTTACAGAACCTCCAGGCGAGTTGATCCGCAAGTCAACCTGTTCCCCGTTCGCCTTGGCGAGTTCGTCCGCCATCCACTTGCCGTCGAGCATCCCGTAGTAACCGGGGCCGATTTCGTCGTACAGGTAAATCGTAGCCATCGCTCAACCTCCTACCGCCACGATGGCGGATGCTAATTGTGAAGCTCGCTCATTCCATCCGCTCGTCTCTACCGCAATCGCCTTTGCCAAATCTGCCTGCGTCGTGACCGATCCTGCCACCGCAAGTAATCGCCGTTCGGATTCGTCCGCCCAGTCCTTGGCTAGCACCGCGTCGCCGTCGCAACCCGTCACGGCGTCGCAGACTTTGTTCGTCCAGGTTTGGTAGAAGTCGCCCACCCAATCGCAGAAGTTGCGTTCCTTCTCGGCTGCATTGCGAACGCGGGACACTTCGGTATTCACGATCTGCTGCACCCGTGCCGTGACGACGCGCGACAGTCGTTCCGCGGCGTTTGCGGGTGCCGTCGCCTTGCTCGCTGGTTGCGTGGCAGCCGCACCACCTGGAGTCGTCGCGGGGTTGTCGTAGCTTTGCCCGCCTGGATCTTTCCGTGCGTTGTAGTCTTCCAATTCGCGCACTTCATTCGCGTTGAGAACGCCGATCTGGCGAGCAATTTGGTAGACGTCGTAGCGTTCCTTCGTGGTGCCTCGCAGTAGAGCCTGCGTCACGAACCGGAAATAGTACGACTCGGAGTTGCGTTCCGCCTTGGTCAGCAGCTTGGCAGCACACTCTTGCTCCCAGCGCGTCAGCCACCGCATGAGGCAATTCAGAATATACGCCTGCATCTTCATTTCGAGCGACGCATAGGATTCTTTCGACGCATCGCCTAGCATCGATTCGACGCCGAACAATAGGCCGATATCCTGCCGGGAGAATTGCCGCCCCTCGATAGATTGGGCTTCCTGGTTGGTCTGACTCACGTTTTGGACCGTGATTCCCTCGCGAAGCAGTCCCGCCTTTTCCGCGTTCTCCGGTCCCGCGTGGTACTCGTTAAACTTCTCGATGAATTCGCGGGCCTTATCCTCGTCTCGAAACACGCCGGCAGGGGCAGACAAAAGGAACTTGACCCGCGCCCCGTTCTTCTCGCTTTTCACCGCCCGCAACTGCTGGGCACACGCAAGCCCCATCGCCTGTCGTGCGGCATCCTTGAGCCCGATTCCAGCGATACCGTCCCGTGATAATCCGAGGATGTGCAGACAGTCCTTGTCATCGACCTTCACGCTCGGATCATCAACCCGTACGTGCCACTTCCGAGAAGGCACCCAGGCACCGCCGATTTGCTGGGCTGGCTGCACCACGATCGACCAGAGCGACGGCTGGAGAATCACTAACTCGCTCGGTTCGCCTCGTCCGTTGCGGATAATCGCCGCCCGCCCGTTTCCGTCAATCAAGGCGTGGTGTTGCACCGTTTCGCGAAACACAGCCGCCGTCATCACGTCATTCGGTTGGTGCCTCATCAACCAGTATGCCGGATGGTTGCGATCAATTTCCGCGTCGTCGTCGCCCTGCCGAAGGTAGAGATTCAACGGTAGCAACCCGACGTGGCCGCAAATGCGACTCAGCGAATACCAG